GTAAGGACCAAATCATGGCACGCACTACGTTTCAAGGCCCAGTTCGCTCATTGGGCGGCATTTATCAACAAGGCCCAGCCGCTGTTGTTGAGATCACAGCCAGCACCACATTAAGCCCCGAAGCTCACGGTGGCCGCATCATTTCTGTCGGTGGCTCTTTGGCCGCTGCTCTGACATTGACGCTTCCCGCAATCAATGTTTCGACCAACCCAACCACCTCTGGCCCCGGTCAAGACCCCAATACACTGAACAACGAAGGCGTTTTGTACACCATCTGGGTTCCTACAACCATCTCCACTAGCTCGTTGAAGATTGGTACAAACGGTACTGACAAGTATGTTGGTTCAATTACCATGAACGACGTTGACGCAGACGGCGCAGCCTTGGTTGGTTTCTTTGCCGCTGCTGCCAACGACTTCATCAACTTGAACGGCACTACCACTGGCGGTGTTGCAGGTTCATGGGTGCGGATCTTTGCAATCGCAGCCAATAAATACATGGTTGAAGGCACGGTACTGGGTACGGGCACCGTTGCCACCCCGTTCGCAAACTCCTAATCAACTCAAGGGGCTTCGGCCCCGTTTTTAAAGGAGATTGATTATGACGATGCAAACAGACGTAAAACAGGGACATCTAAACCAAAGCGGTTTTTTTGTTCTTGGTAGAAATCGCGTCAAAGGCGTTTCGTTTTTTGGTAGCGGCAGTGACGCTACGTTAGTGTTGTTTGACACCACCACTGCTCCGGTAACATCCAGCGTTACATACGCTCGTTCCGGCACAACAGTAACGGTAACAAAAACGGCTCACGGTCTGTCTACAGGCGATGTTGTTGGCATCCACTTTGACAGCAATACAAGTCAGTCAGCAACAGACGGCAACTATGTTATTACTGTTGCTTCGTCAAGCACATTTACGCTTACAGACATCAATAGCGGGTCCATCACCTCTACTGCGGCTTCATATGTAAGTGGTGGCGGGCGTTGGTTGATGACTTATGAAATAGACGCAACAGATACTTTTAGTAATGCGCCGGTTATTCCGGGCGAGGGCGTGCTTGCCGTTAATGGCATCTACGCGCTGATGACCAACATTGATTCAGCGCAGATTTATTATGGCTAAGTCTCCCGCATGGCAACGCAAAGAAGGCAAGTCCGACAAGGGCGGTTTAAACGCCAAGGGCAGGGCTTCCTACAACAAAGCCAATCCGGGTAAACCCGGACTAAAGGCTCCGCAACCAGAGGGTGGCAGTCGCAAAGATTCTTTCTGCGCGAGGATGACAGGCATGAAAAAGAAGTTGACATCCGCAAAGACAGCGAAAGACCCGAATTCACGTATTAACAAAAGCCTACGGGCTTGGAAGTGCTAAGGAAACATCATGTCAAGACAACCAAAATACAGTTACGGCTACATCATTGCGGATGACGCTGACCCAACAAAAGCAGATCAATCTGGCGATAAATTTGATGTTAAAAAATTAATGCGGGGCAAAGCCCAACTCATTGAAACCCACAAACCAGACCGCAAGGCAATGCGTTATTTAGAAGACCCTAGTTCTTCTGGTAATGATGAAGGTGGTGGCGCAGGTCGTGGTAAACAAGGTGGCCCTACCGCTAAAGAACTAGGTATGAAAAAAGGCGGTAAAGTTTCCGCTTCTTCTCGTGCAGACGGTATTGCCCAACGTGGCAAAACCAAAGGAAGGATGTGTTGATATGAACGGACAAGAAGTTAAAAATCTTGCAGACGGCGCGGCTCTAACAGTCACGTTGTCTGGTGTTATGGGCTGGATGACTCCAGTAGCCACGCTGGTTGGTAGCCTTTTGGGTATTGTGTGGATGTGTATCCGCATATATGAGACCGACACTGTGCAAAAGTTGGTGCACAAGAATGCCGTCAACGAGTAAGAAGCAACACAATTTCATGGCGGCGGTGGCTAATAACGCATCGTTTGCCAAGAAAGCAGGAGTCCCACAGTCCGTTGGCAAAGACTTTGCCGAAGCGGATAAGGGCAAGAAGTTTGGTAAGGGTGACAACACCCGCGCTGATGTACAGAGTGTTAACCAGCCAAAGACCAATCACGGTTCGATGGCACTTTTTAAACGAGGTGGAACTATGGCTACTACTAAGATGGGTAAAGCAACAATGAAACCCGGCATGAGCACAGCTAAGGACGGCATGAAAAAGCCCACTCCTATGGCTGGCATGATGGGTATGAAAAAGGGCGGCATGCCTATGAAAATGAAAGACGGCAAAAAAGTGCCTATTTTTGCGGCTAAAGGTGGTGGCATTGAGGCCAAGGGTAAAACCAAAGGCAAGATGGTTACCATGAAAATGGGCGGCAAAACCTGCTAAAGCTATGAGAGCCAGTCGCGGCATGGGAGCCATAAACCCTTCCAAAATGCCCAAAGGCAAGAAGACTGCCCGAAGGGATGACACCGACTTTACGCAGTACGCAGAGGGTGGAAAAGTGAAGTCTAAGGTCAACGCGGCTGGAAACTACACCAAACCAGAACTGCGTAAACGTATTTTCAACAGCGTCAAAGCTGCGGCAATCGTAGGTACTGGTGCAGGACAGTGGTCAGCACGCAAGGCTCAAGTAATGGCTAAACGGTATAAAGCCGCAGGTGGCGGGTATCGTGACTAAGTGGTCTGACAAGCGCAAGAAGTCCATAGACTGTAATAACCCAAAAGGTTTTTCAGAGAAGGCACATTGCGCGAGTAAGAAGATGGCTGGTGGAGGGTTGGCTAAACCGCAACAGTCTCTCAAGGACTGGGGCAAACAAGATTGGACCACTAAGAGTGGTAAAAAATCTTCTGATACAGGTGAGCGATACCTTCCAAAAGCCGCGATTAAGTCTTTGAGTTCTGCGGAGTATGCCGCTACAACAAAGGCAAAGCGGGCGGGTAAGGCCAAAGGCAAACAGTTTGTGGCTCAACCCAAAGGCATAGCAAAGAAAACAGCAGGATTTAGATAATGGCATATACCTCTGGTAGCACCGCATTTAACCTTGACCTCTCTGAGTTGGTCGAGGAAGCGTTTGAGCGCGCGGGTTCAGAGTTACGCACTGGCTACGACTTAAGAACTGCACGGCGGTCTTTGAACTTGATGTTTGCTGAGTGGGCAAATCGTGGCATCAACATGTGGACGTTTGAACAAGGTTCGATTACCTTGACCGAGGGTTTACCCACATACGCTTTACCTCTTGATACGGTGGATTTGTTAGACCATGTGATTCGTACACAGGCAAATGTGGCGGCTACTCAGGCTGACCTAACCATTACACGTATTAGCGTTTCTACCTACGCCACACTGCCCAACAAACTGCAACAGGCGCGTCCTATCCAAGTGTGGGTTCAAAGACTTGATGCTCAGACCTCACCAACTAGTTCTACGCTCAATGGCGCAATAACCTCTACAACAGCCACCACAATCACTTTAAACACAACGGTTGGACTACCTGCTACTGGGTTCATCAAAGTTGATTCTGAGACGATTTGGTACGGCTACATCGATGGCAGTGCCCTTGGCAACTGTTATAGGGGTCAAAATAACACAACAGCGGCAACCCACCTCACAGGTACAGCCGTGTATGTACAGAATTTACCCTCCATTACCGTGTGGCCTACCCCTGATGGGTCACAGACTTATCAGTTTGTGTACTGGCGCATGCGCCGCACACAAGACGCTGGCGGTGGTGTAAATGTTATGGATGTCCCATTCCGCTTTGTGCCATGTATGGCGGCAGGTTTGGCGTATCACGTCGCTCTAAAAGTGCCCGGTGGCTTAGAGCGCATACAACTTTTAAAATCCCAGTACGACGAAGCATGGATGGTTGCCGCTGACGAAGACCAAGAACGAGCCGCAATACGCCTTGTTCCAAGGCAGATGTTTATTGGGGGGACGTAATGGGTAATCGGTTTGCGTCTGGTAAAAATGCAATTGCTGAATGCGACCGATGTGGTTTTCGTTTTAAGTTGACTGCGTTACGTAAAGAAGTAGTTAAAACAAAGACGTATAACTTGTTAGTTTGTGCCACTTGCTGGAACCCAGACCAACCGCAGTTGCAGTTGGGTATGTACCCAGTAGATGACCCACAAGGTGTGCGCGACCCACGTCCAGATAGAAGTTACCAAGTTTCTGGTTTAGATGTGGATGGGTATAGCGGTGGTGGTAGTCGAATTTTTCAATGGGGCTGGAACCCTGTTGGTGGGGCAAGCAGTTTTGATGCGGCGTTGACACCAAATAATTTGAATTTGGTTGTACAACTTGGTACAGTAACGGTTAGCGTAACTTAGGAGTTAAAAATGGACAAGAAAGACTTAAAGCAGGACAAGAAAATGATTGCTGGTGCTGTGCACAAGCATGAGAAAAAATTGCATCCGGGCAAGCCAATGACTAAATTGGCTAAAGGTGGCAAGACCAACGACATGATGAAACAGTACGGGCGGGGCATGGCTAAAGTCGTGAACCAGCGTGGTTCGGCAAGGAGCAAGTAATGGCTAAATTTAGTATGAAAAAAATGGGCAAAGAAGTTGGCTCGGCTAGTGTGTACGCTGTACCACACGATATGTCTGGTAAAGAAACTAAAGCTGTAGTCCCAACTGAGACTGGCGCTAAACGCATGACAGAGATGAATCCATCTATTGGCGGTATCAGCAAAGGTAATTACCCACCCACTAAGACTAGCGGTATCAAGATGCGTGGTACTGGTTGTGCTACTAAAGGCGTTATGTCAAGAGGACCAATGGCGTGACCTATTCCGAGTTAGTAACGGCAATTCAGACCTATACGGAGAACAACTTTCCGTCTACCACTTTGGCGGACAGCACGGTTGTGTCTTCAACAACGCAAATAAATCGTTTTATTACGCAGGCAGAGCAACGCATTTATAACTCGGTACAGTTCCCATCTATTCGTAGAAATGTAACGGGGGTTATGGCGTATAACAATAAATATTTAAATTGCCCCACAGATTTTTTATCTACGTATTCATTAGCAACTATAGACCCAACAACAGGGGCGTACACATTTTTATTAAACAAAGATGTTAATTTTCTTCGTGAAGCATACCCAATTCCTACAGACCTTGGCGCTCCTAAATACTACGCGCTATTTGGTCCACAGTCTGGTGACGCAGCGGAACTAACATTTATTATTGGCCCAACACCTGACGCATCCTATAGTGTTGAACTGCACTACTATTATTATCCTGAGTCAATCACCACAGCCATAACTACATGGTTGGGCGACAACTTTGACACAGTTCTTTTATATGGCTCATTAGTTGAAGCGTATACGTACATGAAAGGTGAGCAAGATTTAATCGTGCTTTACGACACTAAGTACAAGGAAGCATTGGCCTTGGCTAAACGCCTCGGAGATGGTCTAGAGCGTAGCGATGCTTACCGTAGTGGTCAGTATCGTGAAGCTCCTCTGCCACAGAACACTGGAATTAGATAATGGCGTTCACAGGCAACTTCACCTGCAATACGTTTAAGACGGGCTTGATGAATGGCACGTTTAACTTTACGTCTGGTAGTTTTTATTTGGCGTTGTATACCAACTCAGCCACCCTCAATGAAGATACAACTGCATACACTGCTACGGGCGAAGCGTCTGGTGGCAACTATGTAGCGGGCGGTAATTTATTGACCATAGCCCAAGTCCCAACGGTCGGTAATGGAGACACAGCGTTTATTTCGTTTAACAACACATCATGGACGGGTGCAATAACGGCAAGAGGCGCTTTAATCTATCTAATCGGTGGTGGAAACCCAGCAGTTTGTGTATTAGATTTTGGCGCGGATAAGACTTCTACTGCAACATTTACCGTACAATTCCCCGCAGTTACCAACACTTCAGCAATCATAAGGATTACGTAATGGCGCTTATAAACACAATTCATGGTGAGATGGACGTCTCTCTTCTTGAAAAAAGAGAAGGCTCCCTTGACAACGAAAATGAAACTACCACATGGGTAGAGTATTGGTTGGATGATGAACTTGTTCATCGTTCAGTTAACATGGCATTAAAACGCTCTGTAATCGGCACGCCAGTGGCGGCATCTTTAGCTTAAAGGAAATATCATGGCTAATACCCAAGCAATGTGCACATCGTTCAAGGTTGACCTGTTCAACGCTGTTCACGCGTTCAACGCCACAGGCATCCCCGCCCATACTGCGGCTACAGCGGATACATTCAAAGCAGCGCTATATTTAGCTTCTGCGACCGTTGACTCGACTACCACCGCGTATTCATCAACCGACGAAGTTACAGGTACTAACTACACCGCTGGCGGTGTAACCGTTACGTTTGGTACTGCGCCAACGTCTACATCGACTACTGCGTTTATTACACCATCCGCTTCAATCGTTTACACCAACGTGACTCTTGCTACAGCTTTCAACGCTGTATTGATCTACAACTCTACACAGTCAAACAAAGCTGTTAGCGTTCACACGTTCGGTTCACAAACAATTACTGCAGGTACATTTACTCTGACAATGCCAACTAACGACTCAACCAACGCGTTGCTTCGTTTGGCTTAAGCCTTAGCTACGGAGGTAGCTAATGTTTGGTTTTGCCCCGCTATCTGCTAATCCATTTAGCGATGTCCCTTTAATCGTTAGCGCAGCGCTGACGGGTAACGCCGCGACCGGGGCAGTTGGAACCGTAACTAAAAGCGCGTCTGTAGCAACTACAGGAGTAAACGCCACAGGAGCAGTTGGAACTGCAGGGGCGGCTTATGCTTTTGGAATAACAGGTAATACGGCAACTGGCGCAGTTGGAACTGTAACTTTAGGTACCTCTAGGGGTATTACAGGCGTATCCGCAACTGGCTCTGTAGGCACTGATCCGCCTAATGAAACTGTTGCAATATCAGGAGTCTTTTCTACTGGTGCGGTTGGCAGTATGGGGTCTGTAGTTAGCCAAAACGCTGACTTGACAGGAGTTAGTGCTACAGGCTCTGTAGGCACAGTAGTATTTACAAGACTCCAACCAATAACCGGTGTATCAGCAACAGGTTCTGTCGGTACAGTTGGGGTAAATTTTTCTTTAGAGTTAACTAATGTAAGCGCAACAGGTTTTGTTGGCTCTGTATCATTAGGTAATAGAAGCATTGCCATAACTGGAGTTTCTTCTACAGGTTCTGTAGGTACAGTTGCGTTTACAAGATCGTTCTCAATAACAGGCGTATCCACTACAGGTTCTGTTGGAACAATAACAATTAACAAAATACTCGCTTTGACTGGCGTATCTGCCACAGGGTCTGTTGGAAATGTTTACCCCGCGTATTGGATTCCAATACCTACCACACAAACACCTAGCTGGACTACAATCAGCACGCCTTAAAAGGAAGAAATC